ACAAATGAACGGCAATGCGCTCCGCTTCCCCGGCGGCCCGCGCCTCCAGTGCCGCAAGGCCGGGCATCGCCGCCTCGGCCGCCTCGATCTCGCCAAGCTGCGGCTTTGTCTTGGGGTGCGGCGGCGTAAAAATTGTGCAGCAATCCTCGTAAGGCAGAATGCTCGTCTCATAGGTATCGATCCGGCGCGCAAGCTCCATAATCTCGGTTTTATCCATGCCGATGCACGGGCGCAGAACGGGCAGTGTCTGCGCGGCGTCCGTACAGGCGATGGCCCACAGCGTCTGGCTGGCCACCTGCGCAAGGCTCTCGCCCGTGATGAAGAAGACCGCCGCAAGGTAGTGAGGTGGAAAATGCTCGAATACTCCACGCTGACCGGATGGGGCGCCAACCCCCAGACATTCCTTGTAGGGTTGAAGAGTGCCACCGAGGACCAGCTTAGAGATGCCGTTGAATTAATCCGCATGGCGTTCAAGCAGCGCGGATATTCCGACGAGCGACTTAAAAACTACGATATGGAACTCAACCTGCTACTCAAATCACTTGGCGGCGGCTTGATTGTGACGTGTCCGTGTTGCGGTCATCAATTCGATTACGACAACGAGCCGGAGCATACTTTCTCGCAGGAGGTGCAGGATGCGGCTTCGGAGTTCGTATCGTCAATTGCCCGCAATGAGGCATGCCGCCGGATAGAACACTACCGCCCCGAAATTCAGGCTGCTGTATCGTCGATTATCGACGGCATGGCGGCTACCAAGAAAGAAATAACAACCAAGAGCATTGTCGATGCTTTTGCCTATGTGCGTTGTCCGCACTGCTGGTCCCGCGTATACCGCTCCAACAACATACTCGTTGCGGATCCGTCCACGCCAAACGAGGTCAAGGAGAAAAAGCCCGAAGATGAAGAGGGCAAGAAAGATGACGACACAAAGAAGAAATCGGCCGACGTGCCGACTCCGTCACCGTCATCCTCTTTCTGGGCATCTCTCAACGCAGCTACAAAAAAGTAAAACAATCACCATCTAATTTCATAGCTCACTATGGCTAATTTGACAGAAAAAGAAGTTCAGGAGATTTTCGGCATCAAGACAGCCGGACTCCCCGATGAGCAGCGCACGTTCATCAACGCGATGGTAGGTGCTTTCACCGATGCCATCAACAAGTCGAACAACGGTCTGATTTCAGACGAGGTTCTCACCAAGCGGTTGACTGACCTCAGCAAGCAGATGTCTGAAAACAATACCCAGGCTCTTGCGGAACTCCGCAAGGAAAATGCCGAACTTGTCAAGCAGCTCAAATCCACGGCTGAGACTGTTGAGAAGCTCAAGCAGAAAGGCATTTCGATGCACACCATCAACAAGTTCGACGAAAAGCTTCAGGCTATGTTCGACAGCGAGAAGTTCCAGGACTTCGCCGCCGGAAACACTCGCAAGTCTGGCCAGTTCGACGGGTTCTCTCTCAAAGAGGTCGTGTCGATGACCGACAACTACGAGGGTACACACCTTATCACCCAGCAGCAGAGCCGCGTTGTATCGCCCATCGCCAACAAGCCCCTGCACATGCGAGAGATTCTTCAGGTGCTGTCCGGTGATCCGGCGTTCCCGAACCTCGCGTTCACACAGGTGGATTCCATGGACCGCAACGCACGATACGTCACAGAAAACGGTCGTCTGCCGGAATCGAGCATCAAGACAAAAGAGGTACAGACCGGCACCAAGCGCCTCGGTACGCACATGCGCATCTCCAAGCGCATGCTCAAAAGCCGCGCATACCTCCGCTCCTACATCCTCGCCATGATGCCCGAGGCCGTATATATGGCCGAAGACTGGAATATCCTTTTCGGCGACGGCAACGGCGAGAATCTTCTCGGCATCGCCAACCACAAGGGAGTCATGCCCATTGAGAAAATCATCACTGACAACATCGTTGAGGGTAAGGCCGGAAGCGTCCAGAGCGTCACCGCCTACAATGGTGGTGCTGACGCTCTCGTGGAGTTTACCAGCCTCTCGTGCTCGACGGCATGGCCATAACGTTCACCGGCGCCACTTCCAATGCCAATCTGAACGCCACCCACAACGTCGTCAAAGTCACCGACCGTCAGGTTCTCCTGCTCGGCGTGGCCATCTCCGAGGAAGAGGCCTCTGCCGCCAAGATGACTTTCAAGGTGAACAATGCTGCTTTCAAGAGCATTGAAGCCCCCAACTCCGAGGATGTAATCAAGACCGCTTTCGCCGTGATGACATTCGGCCAGTACTTCCCGAACTTCCTCGTGCTGAACCCGATTACAGTCAACGCCATCGACAGCGAGAAAGACGCGCTCGGGCGCAATCTCGGCCTGGTCAAGGTGGTAAACGGTATCAAGTACATCGCATCTCGCCCCGTGGTGGAATACGCAGGCATCCCCGCAGGCAAATATATGCTCGGCGACCTCAACGCCGGTGCCCACCTCGTTGACTATACCTCACTGACTCTCGAATGGGCCGAGGACGTTGAGACCAAGCTCACCAACGAGGTTGTCCTCATCGTTCAGGAAGAGGTAATCTTCCCGGTTTACATGCCGTGGACTTTCGCTTATGGAGACATGAACCAGCTCAAGCTGGCCATCACCAAACCTGTTTCTTCAACTACAACCATCACAACAGAAGGGTAATGGACATAATCGTAAGGGGTGAATCCCAGGAACTCGATTTCGTCCGCCGTTTATGCCGCGACAAAGTGCGCCGGGGATTGCTTGCAATTCTCCCGGCCACAAGTCCGGCTTGTGATGATGTAGTCCGTCTCAAGAATGAGCGTGACGAAACAGTCATACAGTTGCGGGAAAAAGATGCCCGCATATCGGAACTTGAAGAACGGCTGTCATTACTCACCGTTCCCAATGCCACAGAGCCTGCCGAAAATGCGGCAGACAACAGTGAAAATCCCGACGCTGTGGATGACAAGAACGTCGAGGTAGAAGATATGCTGGAGGCTGACCTCGATGCAGATGACAAGACTCCTGTAATCAATGATACCAAAGATGTTCCGGCGACTGATTCCAAGGAAACAGAAACCACAAAAAAAGACCACACGGCGTTCTAAAAAGTCAAAGTAAAGATGCTTATAGACTGTTCTTATTTCACCAAAGGGCCACGGCGCATCCTGAATGCATCCCTCGGCACGGTCGGCAGGCTGCCCAATGCAAATGCCACAGAAGTAGCTGACGCGATAGAGGCATATATTTCCGAGTACCAGGAAGAGTATCTTGCCGGTATTCTCGGCAATACCGTGGGCAACAAGGTCAACGCATATCTTGTGTGTCTTGAGGAGGACGAGAACCCCACATGCAACGCCAATATCGACGCAGTGTGTGAGCGTCTGCGTGAATCTTTCGCTGACTATGTGTTCTTCCGTATCCTCCGCGACACCTCCTCACAAAGCACCATAACGGGACTTGTGAGGCTCAAATGCGCAAACGAGTATGTAGCGCCCATCCGTCGTCAGGTGAATGCGTGGAACTCCATGGTGAATAAGCACCGCCGGTTTGCCGAGTGGTGCCAGTCGTCCGGATGCACATTGTCCGGTATAAACATCAGCAGCGATATGTTGACCAAAATCAATCAACTCAATCTATGAGCAAAAGCCGGGAAATAATAGAGATAATCGCGGATGTGGTAAGGGAAACCGCCGTTGACTGCACACTTACTGTCGTAGGGCGGAAAGGTGTTGCCGGCGAGATTCCCTGCCCGCCGATTCACTATGTTTTCGGCAATGCCCGGTATGTGAAAGACAAGCTTGACGATTTGAGCCAATCGCCGGGAGGAACCGATATGAAATTCCCGATGATAGCCCTGTTCTGCCCGTTCAACGAGCAGCGCAATTCCCCGGACTATCACTCCCGGGCGAAAGTCAGGATACTCATAGCCTGCCCCTCTGAAACAGGCTGGAGCAACGAGCAGCGTCTTGAAACATCTTTCAGGAATATTCTCCGCCCGATTTATAACAGATTCATCGAAGCGCTCCAGGAAGATGCCCGGCTCGATTTCGGTTACAACAGACACGTGCCACACGAATACTCTGAAAACTACTCATATGGCAGATATGGCGCTCACACCGGTACCGGGGATACCGTCAGTGAGCCCATAGATGCCATTAACATCACCAATCTTGAATTAAAAGTAAAACTTCCTAATTGCAGATAACAATGAGAACACCCAGAACGTGCGATTCAGCACAGCTTTACACCGGCACTTCCAAGTGCCCGCCCAATTTCGGCAAAATGCGCGCCGTAATTCTCGTGCCGCCCGGCACCAAGCTTCCCGCCGACCTGACGGCTGAAAAACTTGAGAAACTCATCCATGCCGAGCACAGCTCCCGTGCCTATGGAATAGCGGGGCTCTGCGAATACGCCAAGAATGGCGGCGAGGTGCAGACTGCGGCAACCGGCTGGGGCCCTGAGCAGGTCACCGGCGTTTCCGCCCGCAAAGATGCATTTGACCTTGAGAAATATTATCCCGAGCTCGATGCGTCGCTGATGCAGACGGCGAACTCCCAACGGGATGCCTATTTCATTGACGAGGACAACTTCCTGCATGGTATCGACGACGGCACCGACACTCTCGCCGGCTATCCCATGAGCAGCGTATATGGCGAATCTTCCCCGATTGCCACATCATCGGCCAGACCCACCATGCAGATTGTGCTCTGCCACAAGGATGCCAAGCTGTCAAAGGTCAGGTTCAACTACATCAAACTCGGATTTGAGCTTAATACAAACAAGATGGTTTTGGGGCTCGTTGCCGTGTCGCTTGTAAAAGCCGGCGAGGCCGGCAACAAGTACAGGCTGCTTGAGGTGAAGGGCGGTTTTGACGTCACATCAATTTATGGCCCCCTCATCGCAGAGGCCGGCACTGGCGTGATCAACGGTTCTGCCACCGCCGTAACATACGATGAAGCTGACGACACACTTGTAATAGCATCCGATGAA